TAGGCGCACCAAAAGAGCCAGAAAATTACGCACCAGAGGATTACACCTACGAATTACCAGAAAATTATCAAGCTAATGACGATCTATTAAATCTAGTAAAAGATAAATCTGTTGAATTAGGAATTAAGCCAGAAGCATTTAAGCAGTTAGTGGAGACTTTTACAGGTGAAGAAAGTAAGATAATACAGGGAATACAAGCTGATAATGAGGCTAGAATTAACGAACTACAAAACTCTTTAAAAGAAGAGTGGGGAAATTCTTATGATGATAACTTAAAAATAGCAGAAAACACCTTCAAACGCTTTGCAACGGAAGAAGATCAAGAGCAATTTGCATCTCTTTCACCTGAAGGTCAATTGGCAGTAGCTAAGATTATGCATAATGTAAGTCAACAAATCGGAGAGGGTACTCAAGGAAAAGTTGGTAATTCACAAGGGGGCTTGACAAAAGAAGATGCACTTGTTAAAATTAGTGAAATTAGGAATGATAGGACTATTGATCCTAATGTAAGAGATAGAGAACTTGCTAAGTTATACCCGATAGCTTACGCCAATGAAACTGGCGAATCTTTAGGGGTAGTAACTGGGTTTAGTAGAAATTCTATCTTATAAATAATTGTCCAACATAAGTAAAAGGTAGCTTTGTTTAAGTCTTTGAAGGTTGATGGGTAGCAATTGACGGCGAGAAATCGCATTTTTGTTATTTAATTAATTTTTAAAACTTAAACAATGTCTAATACACAAAATCAAATACATGTAAAACAGTTTAAGGATGATATTATCCAAGCTGTACAACAAAACAACACCCGTTTAGACGGAACAGTAAGAAGAAAAGAATCTGTAAAAGCAGAAGAATTCTTTTTTCATAAATTAGGTGCTTTAAATCTAATTGAAAAAATAGGAAAAAATCCAGAAACTCCCTATTTAGATCCATTTCACTCAAGAAGAAAAATGACACCAAGACCTTTTCATGGTTCTTTGTTTATTGATGACTTTGATGTTAATAGATCAATTATCTCTGGTTTAGATAGTGATTACATGAAAGCTTTAATGAACGCAGCAATGAGAAAGAAAGATGATGTTATTATTGCCGCTGCAACTGGTACAGCATACGAAGGAAAAGATGGTACAACTGCTGTCAATTTCCCTTCTTCTCAAGTAGTATCAACTGGTGCTTCTAATGGTCTAACTGCTGACAGAATCCTTGACGGTAGAGAAATCTTAAGAAGCAAAGATGTTGATCCAGATGAGAAAATCTATTGCGTTTTAACTTCTAAACAACACAGACAACTAGAAAATGATAATAAAATCATTAATAGAGATTTTACTGCTGGTCAAGTTTTAGATAAGGGTATTATCGGTGTTTGGAATAATATTCACTTTATTTTATCAGAAAGACTTTTATTAGATTCTAACGGTGATAGAGATGTATTATTATATACTGAAAATGCTTTAGGTTTCGCTATTGCTAATGATATTACAATGAAAGTTGGTGAAAATGTCGAAAGATCATTTACTAAAACTATGTATTTAAAATTAGATATTGGAGCAACTAGAGTAGAAGACGAAAAAATCGTTCGTATCCCTTGCACAGAATCTTAATATTAACTTTAAATAAAATAAAATTATGGCTATTGTAAATAAAAAAGGAACAATAAACCTTGATGGCTTAGATCAAGATACTTTGATTATGCCAAACGCAAAAACTTCTAAAGGTGTTTTAAGGGTATCAGTAGATACTTTAGAAATTAATGCAACTGATGATGATACTTCAACTTACAGATTAGCAAGAGTACCTTCTAACGCTGTATTAGATACTATCACTATTAAAAATGATGCTATTACAGGAGGAACTGATTTCTTCTTAGGCTTCTATGATATTAATGATGGTGTTGCTATTGATGCTGATGCATTACTTGGCACAACTTCATTAGCTTCTGCTGGTGATATTGATGGCTTAGGGTCAATTGATATTGCTAACTTTGGCAAAGAAGTATGGGAATTAGCTGGATTATCAGAAGATCCTCACAAATTAGTTGATATTGTTTTAACTGGTAACACAGTTGGAACTGCAACTGGTACTGTAACCGCTATTGTAAAATACACTCTTTAAAAAGTAGGGGGAGCAATCCCCCTCAACCTCGTTATTATGTCTGTATCTAAAACATCTATTTGTAACAAAGCATTAAGAAAACTAGGAGCAAATCCTTTGATGAATGTTGACACAGACAACACAACACCAGCTACACTTTGCAAAGCAAGTTATGATGATGTATTGCAAGAAGTTTTAAGAATGCACAACTGGAACTTTGCAGTTTTCCGTCAATCACTTGTTTTAGATGCCTCAGGTTCGCCAATTTATGAATTTAGTAATAGATTTATTTTACCAACAATTCCAATCTTTATAAGATTACTTTCAGTAGAAAATAACATAGAGTATAGGTTAGAAAACAACTTCCTTCTAACTAATGAATCCTCTGTAAATATTAGATTTATTGGTAAAGAAACTGATCCTAATAAATACGACTCTTTGTTTATTGAATGTTTCGCAGCAAGGCTTGCTTATGAAATAGGATACTCAATAACCTCAGACGAAACAAGGATAGCAAGAACTAAGCAAGATTTAGTAGAATCATTATCTTTAGCTAGAGAAAGAGATAATTTGGAAGATAATGATGTAGCAGAAACTTCTGACTCATTTAGTTCTTCAAGAATAACCAATTTTAATTTCGGCAATAATATTAATGGTATAACTTTTTCATAATGCCTAAAGCTTCAGAAATAAGAACAAATTTTACAGCAGGAGAGTTAAGCACATTAATAAACTCAAGAACGCAATTTCAGAGGTATTTTAATGGTTCAGAAACTCTTGAGAATTGGGTGGTATTAGTACAAGGACCAATATTTCGCAGGAAAGGATTTAAATTTATAGGAGAGGTTAAAGATTCAACAAAAAAAACCAGAATTATTCCTTTTGAATTTAGCACAGTACAAACTTATGCAATCGAATTAGGAGCGGGTTACTTACGCTTTTTTTCTGCTCAAGGGCAAGTTTTAGATAATGGTTCAAATATATTAGAAATATCCAACCCTTATTCAGAAAATGAATTATTTGATATAAAATTTGTACAAGATAGTGATGTAATTTACATGGTACATCCAAATCATCCTATTCAAAAATTAATCAGAGTAGCATCTAATGATTTTACATTAAACGCAGTAGATTTAGTAAGAGGTCCATATATAGACGAAAATATAGTATCAACAGATTTAGTAACATTGTCAGGTGGTCAGTGGTCGGAAGGCTCAACATTAACCTTGACAGCTTCAGGTGGGCATACGCCTTTTACCTCTAATCATGTTGGGGGTTTATGGAAAGTAAGAAGTGGCACAGATATTGCTCATTTAAAAATAACTGGGTTTACTAGCTCAACAGTAGTAACAGTAGTAGCTCAAAATGATGTCCCAGCTAGTTTACACAATACTGCAAGCTTTAACTGGTCGGAAGGTGAGTTTAGTAATGCTAGAGGCTATGCTGGGGCGATCACCTTCCACGAGCAAAGAATGGTGTTGGCAGGTAGTGTAAACGCTCCGCAGAAGGTTTGGTTTTCTAAATCTAATGCAGATTATGAAAATTTCGAAGCAGGAACGAATGCTGATGATCCTTTCTTAATAACTATTGCATCACAAAAAGCAGATCCGATAAGGTGGTTATTTTCTGACCAAGCTTTGTTTATAGGTACTGCTGGCTCAATATTTAGAATTATAAGCTCAAGAAATAGCCCTGCCTTAGCACCAGATGATATAGATGTAAAAAGGCAAATATCTTATGGTTGTTCTAATATTCAACCTGAATTAGTAGGACAATCTCCTATTTATATGCAGAAGAACAATAAAACAGCAAGATTAATTACTTTTGATATTGATAGTGATAAATACAAGGCAATAGATATTACTGTTGATTGTGATCATATAACAGATGGAGGTATTACTTCTTTTGAATATCAACAAATTCCACTATCTTCATTATGGGCAGTAAGAACAGACGGACAAATTGCAAGATTAACACTAGAACAAGATCAACAAGTGCAAGCATGGTCAAGATATGTTACACAAGGAA